TATGATTATATTTTAAATATTTTATTCCATTTACATATTCTGATATTTTTTCCATTTCAATATTTTCAAAAATGTATTTTTTTAGTCTGGGATTCATAATGACCAGTCTTAAATTGAACAATGTTTTGTGATTTTTGTCAATATAATCATCTAAATTAATTTCTAATTCTTTGCAAATATCAAAAACATCTTCAAAATTAAGTTCGGCACATAACCAATAATTTTTTAACCAATATTCAGATCCTCCAAAAGTTGGTATATTGTTAAAATCAATATTAAATATTCCATCTAATAGTTCTTCTCTCCAAGAGTTGTGAGTTTTGGTGTGACAGGTCATTATAAATTTTGGATTTATGTTGTTAACGATTATAAATTCTATCATTTTTAAAAAACCATAAATATCACCTCCAATATTTTCGTTGATTAAAATTTTACATTTAGGAAATACATTTTTTAAATAACAAATAATTTTATTTATATTTTCAATATTTTTTTGAATATTAATTATTAAATTATATTTAATTGGTATTGTTAAAATCCTTTGAATTATTTCGTCAATATTTTTTGCATTTCCAATGTGGAAAATAACGACAATATCTAAATTTTGATAATCCATAATATATATTTTTTCTTCATTCACATTTAGTGGACTATCATTTATTAATGATTCATTCAAAATTTTAATTTTACTGACTGAATTTTGATTCGATTGATAAATATTTTCTTTTGATTTTTGATTTAATGAATCATTATCTGAATTTTTATTTATTTGATCATTTTTATTGTTTGTATTTATTTGATCAGTTTTATTGTTTGTATTTATTTGATCAGTTTTATTGTTTGTATTTATTTGATCATTTTTATTGTTTGTATTTATTTGATCAGTTTTATTGTTTGTATTTATTTGATCGTTATTATTGATCGGATTTATTTGATCATTTTTATTGTTTGTGTTTATTTGATCGTTATCATTGGTCGTATTTAATTGATCGTTTTGATTGTTTGTATTTATTTGATCAATACCAATTGATTTTTGTTTTAATTGATCGTTTTGATTGTTTGTATTTATTTGATCAATACCAATTGATTTTTGTTTTAATTGATCATTTGATATTTGATTAGTTGTTTTTATAATAATTTTTTTGTTTAGCAAATGATCATTATTGTTTTTGTTTATATCAAAAACATTTATTAAAGAATTATTATCGGATGACGTTGATTGGGGATTTTCGTCATTACTAAAAATTTCAATATATTTATTTTTATCAAAATTAATTTTATTTGAAATTAATTGAGGTTTAGACAAAATATTTTGTCTTTCAACTTTTAGTGTTTCTTTAATGATATTATTCTGTGAAATAATTTTTTTTTTTATTTTTAAACCTTCAATTAAATTTGATTTCATTTTTATATAAAATAACTAATAAAATTTTATATATTAATGTGCTTCAACTTTTCCATTTGCTCTAATTCTCCTAAATTTAAAATCGTTTAAAAATCTAACATTGATTTTATTTTGATTGAGTGTATATTTTAAATATTGTTCACTTTGAAGTATGTTTTTTTCGGAATATTTTTCAATATTATCAAGTCTGGAACACCATATGTCAACACTTGCCATATCTCCAACACAAAATCTATCATTTAAACCTCCGAAATGGGCAAAATTTGGAATATATAGAGTATTGAACTTGATATCTGGTATATAAATTGGTTGTAAATATTCCAAATCAGGTCGACACATCATAAATAAATCAAAATTAATATTTGATTGTTTTACTAATTTCCAAACTTCAAATATAGAATTATTTTGTCTTAGTATGTTCATAATTGTGGTTTCGGTATATGTATGAGATAATCCATTTTTAACATATTTATCTATTTCAATGAACTTATCAAAATCATCTTGATTGGTTATTTCAAAAAAATCAGGATTAAGTAATTTGTATTCTTCTACATCTAATATATTATTTTCTCCAGTTCTATCATTTATTATTTTTTTTAAATTATATGTATGTAAAAAAATTTTATATTCATGATTTTGTTTTTTTAAAGACTCAAAAATATTTTTATTAATTGAATCAATTGTTATTTTTAAAGATCTGGTTAAACCGAAAAAACAAATTGCAATTAACATTTAAATAAATTATTCCATTTTATATTTAAGTCTTTACAAATTTTATCTTTGTATTCCGTTGGGTTTGATTCTGTTGTTGTTGATGCAATATTATAAACTATTAATGTTTGTTCAATAACACCCACTTTATTTTTTGGAATTTTAAAATATCCCCAAAGTAATTCATTGAAATCAGTACAATATTTCAAATATTCGCCTTCAGAATCTTTTATATATTCAATTGGCATATCGTCCCATAAATATTTATATCCGGTTCTCAAATGATATCTTTTTGGACTATTTATATCAACGTCATATGCCCCTCCTTTAATTTTTAATTGTCTTAAACAAGTAAAATGAATAAATGATCCATATGTCATTTCACAACCTTCATCATATTTTGAAGCTATTAAATTTAAAACTTGATCATGAAATAACCAATCATCGCCATCTAAAAACACAACAATTTCATTACTCTTAATTTGTTGCAATCCAACATAACGAGAATATGCTGGACCATAATTTTTATCATTGATAATTAAAGTAACAAAATCATGTAAATTATTTTCATTAACAAATTCATTTATATTTTCCACAGTTTTGTCAGTTGAACAATCATCAATTAAAACAACACGATAATTAGTATATTTTTGAGAAAATATTGATCTTAAATTAAATAAAATCCACAATTGCATGTTGTATCCACAAACTAAAAAACAAAATACTTTTTTATTTTCATCATTTTTTTGTTTTTCTAAAATATTTATTTTTCTCATGAAATCACAATAAATCATATAATATTTAAACAAAAGAAACTATATTTTTATAATGAACGATGAAGAAAATATTGCATGGCATAAATTATGGTGTTCTACATGGTTATTGAATAATCCAGATGTCAAATGTGAATATTCAGATGAAGATGATGATTTACATTTTGTCAATGTGTATATCAAAGACAAAATATATTCTTTTCACTCAGAGAAAAAAGATCTTTTTTATGTTAAATTTTGGGAATTTCTAGAATCTGTTGGTGCTAATAAAGACAATATAGAAACTACATAAAAAATTCAAGAAAATTTTTATACATGTTAACTAATGAACCACCCACAGTTGTTTGATTTGTTTTATTTTCAACTGATTTATTTTCAACTGGTTTATTTTCAACTGGTTTATTTTCAACTGGTTTATTTTCAACTGGTTTATTTTCAACTGGTTTATTTTCAACTGGTTTATTTTCAACTGGCTTATTTTCAACTGGTTTATTTTCAACTGGTTTACTATCATTTACTTTTGTTATATTATTTTTAGTAACTGATTTATTATTAATTGGTTGTTCAATACTCATTAATTTTTGTATTTGATTATTAAAATTTATTTCGTCGCTATGAGATTTAAATTGAGCAACTACAGCATCATTATAATTTGAAAATTTATGTTGATCAATTTCATTTTTTCTTTTATTGTCATATTTAAGATCAACATTTTTAATTATTTCTTTACTTTTACTTGGGTTTTCCGCAATTGATAAAATACTTTTTTTGTCATTTTCGTTTAAATTACTACAATCACACAACTTATTCATCATTCTGGATAAAATAATATTATTTTTCATACATGTTGGTTGTTTTGATATTTTTTTAATTAAAAATACTAAAAATAATTCTGGATGAATATGTTCATGACCATAATGATCAATAAAATTTTTGTCATCGTCATAATTATAAGAATTATTTCTAGTTATTGTTTTTTTCTTGTTGTTTTGTTCTGTAAAAAAATCACTTAGACTATTTTCAATACATGAGGAATCAGATTGGTATTGTTCTAATAATTCCTGAATAAAGTTATTGAGATATTCGTGAGATGCAATATTTAAATTTTTTTTTGGTTTAAGAATCATATAAATTAATCAAGAATATAAATTTTATAAATTTATATTATATATAATGTTTAAAGCAAATGGCAATTATACAGATATTGATAATAAAAATTGTCAATATGGAAATATATCCACTAGTTATATTTGGGATTACGGAAAATGTGAAAATAAATTGAAAGAAAAAAAAGATGACTGTAAATTATGTTATAAAAGATTTGTGAAGAGATGGGTGGATCAACATCCAGTAGCAAAAATATCTCACACCATAACAAAACAAGTTACTCCTCATTTACATGATGTTCAAGTCAATTATTTAACAATGAAATTTTATGGTGCCAGTAGAAATGAAGATCATGCATATTTCTTAGTTTGGCAACAAATAATGAACTTTACCTGATTTTGTAAAGATAGTACTTGATTATAGAATTTATAATTCTGTAAAGATAGTACTTGATTGTGGAATAAAAAATTGAACTATATATGATTAAAATTATAATCATATATATGTCAAATTCTATTGAAAAATATATAAATATCACCGATAAAATTCTTTTTACAATTGTTTGTTATGATTTGCCGTTAGAGGATTTCAAATCAAAATTGCAACATCAAATGAATATTATAAAAACAAAAAAAGATTCATATAAAAGAAATTTATATAATTCCAGATTATTTAATTTAATGAAACTTGTTACAACAGAAACAAAATTTGAAAATTTAGAACATATATTTTATATTGGTGCCGAAGTTAATTATGAAAAATTATCATCTGATGATTTGAAAATGTTAAGAGAATACAATATTAATAAATTTTATTATGGTTACGGGAAAACATTTGATTGTGAATATTTAGCAAAATTGTTTTTCGATTTTAAATTTTTTAATGTTGCAACTATTATTAAAAATACAATTAAATTAATTAATATAAATGATACTAAAGAAAAAAATGTTGAAGATAAATCATTTTCTAATCCTAAAGAATTAAGTGATATTTTGTCGAAATATGGTTCTGGATTATTAATTACAAACAATTATCAAACATCACTATTGTCACCAAATATTTCAAATAACTGGATTTTATTGAAACAAAATGTACCAAAAAAAGATTTATTATTTGAATTTGATAAAAAAGATCAAATAGAATTTCAAAATAATGTTCTAAAAATTCAAAATATGTTATCAAATCCTAAAGAATGTAACCTTGTTGCTGTGGGAGATTTTGAAAAAATTAAAGAAATGATTGTTGATTGTTCTTTGAAGGAGTTTTATATTTCTGACATTATGTTTAATAAATTGGAAAGTGAAATTAATGTAAACGATATCAATTGTAAATATGGTGTTGTTAAACAAATAAATAAAAATGATAATTATGATGGTTTTGTTAAGAACTATAATGGATTTATAGGATTATTTTATTATTAAAAATTGAAAATTAATAATTATATATTAATATAATCATATGGATCTTCAAATCATAAAATTTGCAAAAGTTAATGATAAATGGATTAGAGATGAGGAAGGAAGTTTGTCAATTTGTGGTGAAATTATAAGTGAAATTGATGAAAACGAAATAGAATTTTTAGATAAATTATCAAGTAATTTAAATGAGCCTATGAATGACAATATCAGATTTTTAATTAATATACATTGGGAAAAATTTTTATTAAAATTTAAAGAAAATAGTTTTTTAAAAATAAGTAAGGGAAACAACGTATTGAATTATGTTATTTACTCACATTATTTTGAAAATTCTTGGAATGAAATAATTAATGATTTTGAAAATACAGTGAAAAAATTATTTATAAATAAAATCAATTATGATACTGATAAAGTAATAAATGAAATTAATAAATTAACAAAAATGTTGGATTTTCCAAAAGAACAAATCAATTTTATTTTTAACATGCAAAATATTGATATTGGAATTAATGAATTAACAAATTCTTTTACTGTAGTTAATAAAATTATTTCATATCACACAAGATATGATTTAAATAAATATTTGAATTATGGAATATTATGTCGTTCAATTTTGTTTTTTAAATTAAATGAAATTATGAATGAGAAAAATAATCAACAAAAAATTTACAAATATGGATACACAAAATTATAAAACTCTTTCAACTTCACCATAAATAGATATATAATCATCTCTACTAAATATTAATTTTTTAATTTCTTCATCATTATCATAAAAACTTTGTTCCGAAATGTAATTATTACTGTGTAAATAAGTGAGATTATTTAATTTATAAAATTTTAAAACAAATGGATTAGTATTTTTTTCGTATAATAAAGACAATCTTTTTTCTAAATTGGGATATTTATGAAAATATTTTTCAACAACTATAATTAATAATTCCGAACAATAGGTTATTTTTTCTTTATTTGAAATTTCATTAATCCAATCGGATAAATCATTTTTTGCAATTTCAGTTATTTTTTTTCTTTTCAATACATCAAGTTTCCACCAGGAAAAAACAGAATCAACATAGTCATTATTATGAAATCTTTTTATATTTTTTTTTAAATAATTATAAAAGTCTAAACAAAAAAAACTAAATTTTGTGTAATTTTGAGTTGCTTCAAAGTAATTATTTCTAAAATTTGAAAAATCAGAATAATTACAACTAATATATGAATGACTATATTTAAATGCATGTCCAAATTTAGAAATAAAATCAATCAAAAAATCATCTTTAATAATATTTGTAGTTTGATTTATTTATTATAATAGTTTATAAATAAATTGTCACCTAATTCAATCCAAATATGTGGTTGCATATTTTCATTATAACTGACAAAGTTAATTCCGTTTTTAGTTTTATTTTGATAAAATTGACTATATGGTGAATATGAATCGAACCATTGATAATAGAAAACCAATGTTTGATTTTCACATAAAATAGAAAATTCCCCTTTTTCATTTGTGTATCTTTGTATAAAATTATTAATTCTTTGTAGAATTGTTGGACCTTCAATTTTCAAATCATTAAAATCAATAACTGGTATTTCATAATTTGAAATAGGGATGGTAATTTTATTGTTATTTATGGAAACAAATTCAAATTCATATTTTTTTTGAATTTTTTTTTCAAATGATTTGTTAATGTGATAATATTTAAAATTATCATCGATAGACAATAACTTAAACTTTGTAAACGGTGCAAAAAGTATTTCTTGTTCTTTTGGAAAATGAGAAAAATTTTCAATAAATAAACCAATTCCATTGACATTTTCAGGAATATGAATTTTAATTAATATCATTCCAAATATTTGTTCAGACCCGGCACCATAAAAAGGATCTCTTGTTGCTGACATAAATCCTGGATCCATAAATGTATCTCCAATTTTAAGATGTTTCAAGTAATCATCATTAGTAACAAAACGATAGACATAATAGCTTTTATCTAAACAAGGACTGTTGTGAATTGTTTTAGATAATTTATTAACAACATCAATTAATGATTCAGGATATGTTTCGTTGTGATTTTTTTGATTAAATGTATTTCTTAACATTCTGTTTAAAAAATGGCTTCCGTATAATGAATAGTATTTAACTAAATATGATGAATCGGTGTTCATAATGTATTTTGTGTGTTCAAAAATAATTTTAGATGACACGTCATTTTTAGAAACTAATTTGCATGTGTCGTATAAAATGGATGGTTCTAATAATTGTTCTTTATTTACTTTTAATTTAATTCCCATATTCAAACCCAAATTAATAATTTCATCATGCGAATAATATGGTTTGAGATGTTGAAAAAACGGAATAAAAGAGTTTCTTTTACAAATGGTAATACCCAAATCAAGTTTTAAACTATATTCATAAAGTATATTTGATGATGTTTCTTGTAAAATTTTGATGTTATAATTTTTTAAAAATGCAATACCATTTTGTATTTTTTTTAAAATTTCTTTTTTTTCGTCTATTAAATTTTCTTTTTTAATTAAATTTTCTTCTATTGATTTTAACCAATCGAAGACATTGTCATTGATAAATCTAAAATTGTATTTTGTTAATTTTTCATGAACATTATTTTTATGAATTAAATAAATAGAATATGAATAAATATCAAACATTGGTATGTATTCTTCGTATTTTGATAATTCATTTTTTTCCGATGTTGTTTTTAAAGTTTTTTTCAAATTATATATTTTTTGTAGTTTTTCAATGTTCATTGTATATAAAATAATATAATAAAAAATTGATTCGTAAACTATTTAAACTAATAATATATTGATAAATTAATGTCAAAAAAAGTTAAAGATCAACTTGTTATTGAGGACGAAAATTCAGAAGATGAAGTGGATATTGATTCAGTTAGTGATAAAGATGAAGTAGATGATGATTTAGATTCTGAAGTTTCATCAAATAGTGACGAAGATGAAATTGAGGAAGAACAAGAAGAATTAGCTGATGATAAAGATGATGATGTTGAAGAAGACGAAGATGAAGAATTAGAATGTTATATGAAAGAATCAATTGAAGATGATATTGTAATTCCAGATAATGAAAATGATATTTTACCAAATGAAAAAAGAATATCATCTTCAAGAATGTCAAGATATGAATTTAATAGATTAATTGGTACGAGAACACAACAATTGGTTGGTAATGCTAAACCAATGTTGAAAAACATAGAAGGTTTAGATTATGATGAAATTGTAATGTTAGAAATAAAAAATAATACTTGTCCGTTGAAAATAAAAAGACCTTTACCAAATGGAAAATATGAAATTTGGAAATTATCTGAACTTAAAAAAGACCATTTATTTTGAAAAAAAAAAGTTGAAATCAAGAATAATTAATTTTATTTATTAAATATGGATGAAAATTTCTGGTATAGCAATGTGGTAGACATTAATGAAAAAATAAATGATTATTTGAAGAAATATGTTTTCACTGATAAACATTATAATATTGGATATTATCCAAAAAAAATAAAAAAATGTGAAGATAAAGTTGAATACCAATGTATTGACAAATTTTTTGGTTCTTTTCCATATTTCAAAATAAATGATGAAATACCAAAATGTCAAAATTGTAATAAAAACATGTTATTCTTTTTTCAACTAACAGACCCTTCAAAAATTTATGGAACAGTTCAATGTTTTATTTGTGTTGAAAAATCCTGTAATAAAATTAAAAATCCTGAAAATGGTAAATTATTTTTTATTAGAGAAATTGATTATGATGAACCAAGTCAAGTTATCAATATGAATAATGATAAAACAATTTTAATAAAAGAATGGAAAGAAAGAAAAAATTTAATTCAAAAAGATGATTTTTATGATACATTTTTGAATGATTTTTGCAAAGACAATTCTGAAATGAAAACATTTATCATTCCGAGTATTAAAAAAAAATTTTTAAAAAAATTAGAGAAAGGAAAATTTGACAAATATTTAATAAAATCAAATATTGTCAGAACAGATAATGAGTTTTATGTTAAATTTCATGGAACACCCGCATCAAGAGATAATAATATTTTTCCATATTTTGGTTTACAAATAACAGAAGATTCAAATATTTTTGATGAAACAATATTTAAAAATTTTGATGTTTTGAGATTTTATAAATCTATTGATGGAAAACAAATTTATGATTATGAAACCGATGAATCCAATAATGGTAAAAATGGTTATTGGACTTTATCAAGAGATAAATATATTTTTTGTTGATCAAATAAAAAAAAGTTTTTCATAAAATTAATTGTCAAATAATAAAGACATCATACCATTGCTAACAACAAGAAAATTATATGTTAATGCATACATTTTAACCAAATAGTTTTGTGATTCTTCAGTATATTTTCTATTTATTTTTTTTCTAATAAATTTCAAATCACAATTTTTAATTCTTGACATATTAACAGATCCAGTTGGATGAAATTCATCTGGTCTTAATGCGAAAGAATATGTATAAATAAAATTTGATGGTGATCTTGTACTGTAATAATGATTTTGATATAATCTAAAATATTTTCCATCTTGTTCTTCCATTCTTAAAATACCATTAAAATATAAAGAACAACCATCAATACTTTCATATAATGGAGCTTTACGAGATCTATAAACTGAATAATTAAACCAATTATTACCATTTCTGAATTTATATGGATCTGGTGAATCTTTTGGTACTTGTGCTTCTTTTATATTATCGCTTCTTTGAACAACCCAATAAATAGATTTAACCAAATTATTAAAATTAAGATTTAATTTGATTGGATTATTATTTTTTGAAAAAGTATTATCAATTTCTGATTGAACATATTCAAACAAATAGAAATGATTTTCAGTAACAAATTTTAATCTTTCTCTTAAATCTAACCAAATAAATTCACCTAAAAATGATGCTTTGAAACTGGTTATATCACATGGAGGATTACCAACACTATCAAGTGATGCATTCCAACATTCATGAAATGATCTAAATTTAACATTTACTTTTATTTGAGAATAGAATAAACAAACTAGGGGTAATGCAGATCCAATATTTCTACAAAACCAAAAATTCATAGGAATTAATAAAGTCATTTCATGATTATTTGATAAATTAAAATTTTCAGATTTTCCAATCATTTCATTATAACCAAGTTTTTTTTCTAACGGTTGTGTAAGTTCTGTCCATATTTCTAACCATTCACCATAATGTCTATCAATTTGTTTTCCTTGTATTTCTATTTCGACATAATCTATAATTGCATGTCCAATAGCATTAGTCCAAGAAAAATTGTCATCACCAAGATCTGGTAATTCAATTTTTAAGGTCAAATGTGTCAATAAATCACCGAATTCTCTTTTTATATCACATGAAGTTAATCTATCAAAGCCTGCTCCATTTGTTAAAAACATTTCTTTGGTTTCAATTGAAAAATTAGAGTGTTTTTCAAATGAAGTTCTAAAAAAAGTGATTTCTGGTTCTTTATTAATGTAAGTATTTTGACTTCCGATTGCAATGAGTTGAATTAATCCTCCAGCCATTAATTATTACAAAGATTTTAATTTAAATTTTTATTCTTACAATTGTTATAAATGGATGACAATAAAGATGTGTCAATTAAAACATTAGAAATTAATGATGATTGCGAATCAGGATATAAAAAGGGATCTTTAAAAGTTATGGGAGGAAGTTATTTTCATAAAAATATTTTTTTGAATGAATCGATAAATACTAAAAATGGATCTTTATTATTTAACAATGATGGTTTGGATATAACTTGTAATTTATACAACACTTCAAATTCTGATTTAGGTTCTAATAATCATCCTTGGAATAATATTTGGTGTGATGAAATTAATGTACTCGGTTTATTAAAATGTAATTTTATGGATATTCAATCAATTAATGTTTCTTCAAACATATATTTAGGTTCTTCCAATCAAGAAATGGAAAATGGTAGATATAAACCAGTTTTATCGATCGAAGAACAAAATATTAATTTGACTTGTAAATCAATAAATATAAATGATGTTTTTTATTTTGACAATGAATTTACAATTAATGCTCCGATACCGTCAATAAAATTTAATGATGATTTTTTACGTTATTATGATAAAAAATTCATTTTATCAAATGATTTATTGGTTGGCAATAATGGAATTATTAAAACTTTTAAAAAATATAAGGTAGCAGACAATATTTCCCTTGTATTTGATCAAATAACTTTTGTGTCATTTGAAAAACCAGATTTGACAATTAAAATATCTAATACTGATTTGGTTCCAGGAATTTGTAAAAAAATAATTTTGTACAAATCAAAATTTACAGGAAATGTAGACATTGGAGATAAAATTTTGAATATAACAAATAAAATTGAATTATTGTTTGATGGAAAAAAATGGATCCAAATTTGATTTTTCTAATAATGATTTACTAAATTCCAACCAATATTTTATACATCAATAATTTTTATGTAAAGAGATCACATTATTAAAATAAAAAAATTGATATTAAAATATTTAAAACTATCACTTAGTATTTAAGTAATGTATTTTTGTAAAAAATGTGGAACTGCATTAGATGTTAGTAAAAGTAATTCTGAAGTTAAAATTGATAAAACTAAAAAAAAGAAAATTACAACTGTTGCTTCACTTATTCAAAAAATTATAGATAAGGATGTTTCGTTAGATAATTTTGTTATTGAAATTGAGGAAGAAGAATTATTGAAAAATCAAAATTTCAAAAAATTATCACAACCTCAAAGAGAAAATATTTTAAATCATATAAAAACACAGAAAAAGGAAAATAGCAATGTGGATGTCAATGCATTTTTTAGATGTGAAAATTGTAATTTTAGTGAACCTATTTTGGAAACAATAAGTTTACTAACAGATGATAAGACAAATCTTGTAAGTAATCTTAAACCTGAAGACTATTATTTATATGTTAATGATCCAACATTATATAGAACTCATTTCTACAATTGTAAAAATGTGAATTGTCCAACAAATGATAAAAATTACAAAGGAATCAAAGAAGCTGTTGTAACCAAAAAACAGAATAGTTATAAACCAACCTATATTTGTAAAATTTGTACATTTGGTTGGACCATTTAATTAAAATAATTTATTTGAAATAAATAAAAATATGTAAAATAAAAATATTTTTATTTATATATGTCATCAATTGATATTAATGATCCTTTTTTTCTTCATGCTTTTTTAGAAGAATATATTAGTTCAAATGTTGGAAATACAAAATTGAAATCTTTAGAACAATTTATTAATATAATGGAACCAATGAAAACTTTTAATGTTAAATTTTTACAAGAATCGTTGCCGTTTTGGACAAATATTATTTTATTAATTGACAAAATAAAAAATTGTGGATTAAATTATAGAGAAATTTACGATGATCATTATGTGGCAAACTCTTATAACTATGATAAAAGAAATGATAGAAAAAAAAGATCGTTTTATGATAGTTATGAAGGTACAAAAGATCATTTTAATGAAGAATTCGTTACAAAAGAGTTTTATTCAGTTATTTTTAATAAAGATTATTTATATGATACTGAATTGGAAAGTTTAATAAAAAATGAAATTAAAAGATTAATTGATGAAATAATAGTAACACTTGATGATGGAAAATCATTAATTTTACCATCTGGCTTTTTAAATGAAGATAGTGGACATTTAGTTTGTGTTATAATAAAAAAAAATATTACATACGGTACAATAAAAATGGTTGTATGTAATGGCGGTGCTGGTTTAAATTATCATAATTATGATAATGAAGAACCACATTTCCCACAATGTATTGTTGAAATGAATTGTGATAATATTCATGAACTTTTGACAATAATAATTTTATCCAACAAACAATTCTTAAATTCAGATTCACATATTTTATATGATTATTTGTTGAAAAATCAATTAAAATTGTCATTGGAAAAGGAAATGATATTATCAGAAAATATAGCTGTTGGAATTATACAAAATTTATTTGAAAAGCATTTAATAATTAATGAAAAAACAATTTATCAACCAATTATTCATAATGAACATTTGTCTTTTTCATTAAAATATCCTTATTATGTAAAAAGTAATAATTATTTATTCGATGATCCTAAAATTGTTTTAGACCAAATGATGGATAAATATTTATCCTCTTCAAATAGAGACGTTCGTTCTTATCAAGACAACACACATTATCTTTATAATTTATTTAATGTGTATGGAGATATATTTTCATATATTTTTAGAAAAATATCAGAAAAATATAAATATGAGTTTGAATATACACTTCACGTAACAATACATCATTTATTAAAAAATACCTTTCATTTGAATGATGATTTCCAAATCACAAAAGAATTTTTAGCAAAAATAAGATATGAACATTATTATCATCAGGACGTTATTATAAAAAAAGATGTGTATAATGAGTTAATTAATAAATCATTGGAAGAATATTTTAAACTAGATATGGTGTTTGATATCAAAGAAATGAGTACTTCAATATATGATTTGTTAAAAAATTTATGGAATAATTTTAAAATTGAATTAAAAAGTGAATTATTAATTAATGCTTTAGGGTCAAATTTAGATTTAATTAATTTCCTAAGTGATGTTTCTTATTGCCACAATGTAAATATGGATTTTTATGGTATTTATTGTATTTATGGATCATCAAAAAATGAACTTGTTAATTTTGATAAATATTTATTTATTCCTGAACCACCAAAAAAAATAACATCACTTGAAAACAAAGATTATTATAGAGAACAATATTCAGGATCATGCACATTTAATTCTATTTTATTGGCAGTCTCATATGAAAGTCATATTGATCCAGAAACAGTAAAACATATTTTGAGAAATTCATTGATAACAAAAGTTAATTTAGAAAATATAGAATATAGAGACAAATCTATTATAGATGTGTTAAATCATCGTTTCAAGGATATTTATGAAAGAGAAATCAAATTATTATATGATAATGTTAAGGCACCAATTTATTGTTCGCCAAATTTAAATTTAATTGTAAATTCAGAACCAAAGAAATCTGATGACATCATTATAAGTGAAATTTTAAATAAATATGTTGAGAATACATTTGATAATATTTTTAATATATTAATAGAATTATGTGTTGATGAAAATAGAAGAATTTTAAAGAAAGAATATTTGATAAGCAGTTTGGTTTTGAAAAAAATAATTAATATGGGTATTAATTTAATTAACAACTCGTTCAATACAGAAAAATTAGAAGAATTAATTAGAAAAGTTGATGATCACATTCATAAAAATCATTCATTAATTTTAATTTCATTTTATTTGTTGTTAAAAATTGTTAGTACTAGAGAAGAATTTAAATCATATAGATCAGATAATTATGATAAATTCCTGTCAGTGTTTAGT